CGGACCTTTGGGATGGGCGTCTATAGACTTTGCGGCTGCGACTGATAACCTGTCAGCCTCGCTTGGCAAGTGCATTATGGATGAACTTACTGAAGGATTCCCAGTTTGGTGGAAAGACTTATTGTTGCAATGTCTCGCACCTCACTTTTGCGAATATCCTCCACTCCACGTATTTGGTGGTGGGGTCGAAACAGTTGAATCGATTCAACAAGCCAATGGGCAGTTGATGGGTTCGATTGTATCGTTTCTGGTACTTAATCTTGCGAATGCGGGTGTCACCCTGGCATCTACAGCGCAAGAGGATCCTCGAGATTGGTACGCGAGATTGAGTGGCGTTCTTTTGAACGGTGATGATAACGTGTTCGCAGCTAGGAAATCCGTATATGATACGTTTTCTCAGTGGGCTGGAGCTTGTGGTTTGGAGATGAGTGTTGGAAAGGCCTATTGGCATCCAACCATCGTCAACATCAACTCTACATGTTTTCATTACAATTTGGTGGATAGAACAGCAACACCTAAAAGGGTTTCTTATCTCAACACTGGCCTCTTCTTTGGGAAGGGTAAAGTTATGGGTAAGACCGACGACGAGATTAATCCTCGTACTATGACTTCTGTTATCAATGAAGTTGTGGATGGAGCCCGTGCTGGTAAACAGTGCGACATCCTAAAGCAGTACCTTGCTCTTCACTCTAGTCAGATCGCTGACGAGTGTCGTGGTAAGAATCTCTTTATCCCTATTGAATTAGGTGGTTTTGGGATTTCTATGCCATATGGATGGAAGACTGAGGTTACACCCGCTCAGCAGACTCTTGCAGGATTCCTTCTTACCTCGAACCCGAATCTTTGGAAAACCGGCTTTGGTCCGAGTATATCCAAGGAGGTTGAGGATCGTCCCCCTGAGGTTGATGTTCCTTGGGTTGCTCCAGTCTTAGAGAAATCAGTCAACAAAGGTGTTGGTTCTGGTATCCGAAAGTCTGTTGAGAAACCTGGTTTCTTCACCAAACAGAACCTTACTTTCCGTCCACTCGGGAAATCAAGTGTTTTGTTCGACATGTTACTTGTGATGTTCGGCGTCCTCATTCAGATTTTGTTCCCTATAAGAATTCTGAACTTGAGGATGATTTCCATATCACAATGATTAACCTGTTGCGCGAAAGTGTTTACACAGTTGAGGAATTGGCTCCTATTGCTAGGGATTCCTTACCGCGTCTGTCTGTTCAACAGAGAGATCGTGACTGTTCGATCGATGAGCTGGCCCCACCCTGGGTTCAGTTCTCTGATTCTTTCCGGTTGGATTTGGAACAGGATTGGTCTCTAAACGCTCTACTCCTAAGTATCAGTTGGATAACAACTTGGTGAGTAGCTTCCTTGTCTTGACGGCCGTTGGTAACGGTAACAGACATTAAAGACAACGATGGATTTGTCCCTTCAACTCCATTTCAGGTCAATATGACAGAATTTCCCAAAACGATAAACCATGGATCGTACCAAGAGAGATGTTACTCAGATCTCGGATGTGTCTAACGACGGCACGGGAAGCCATTAACTTAACTAGCTTATGTGTTACAATCTGTAGAAGCATTGTCACGCAGTTAAGGATTCCACCACTGGGGTTCGTAACCCTGCTTTCAATCCAGATAAGCGAGGATGTGGTCAGCTAATGGTGCGTATTGACGAACCGTCTCTAGTATGCGCTAGGGCCTGAATATAAATGCAGAACAATAACAACAAACCCGCTGGATCGGCGAAAAAGGTCCGTGGATCGTCACGTAAGAACGAAAACAAGAA